CGCCCCTTTCCATCGTTACTTTGCTTTTTTCCAAGCCCGGATTGCGGTTTTCTTTGTGCCTTTCGGTGTACCCGCTCTACCGCAATTATAACACCTGACGCAAAACATGGGCGGTGTTCTTGGACGCAGATATACTTCCTCAATCTTGCAGCGACTGTCTGCACCGCAAAATCGGCAGGTCAATTCATCGGTTCTCGGCATCGCAATACCCCCTACCTTGAGAATTGAGATTTCGGCAAATCGCGCAAACGCGATCTGAGGGGCACGCGAGGTGCGTGTTAAAGTAGCAATGAGGCTGCTCGTTCTTTGGAATGAAACGTATGAACGTTTCGTCACCGTCGGCCATGACGTGTACACGTGATTTCCTGACCGCCATCCTGTATAGACCGACGAAGACTTTGGCATCGTTCCCGACTGCAAAAGGTTCTCGGATGAACCGGCTGGCGTCGTTTCTACTCATGCCAGCGCCCATCAGTATCTTTAACGCTCTTTTTCGCTTCATGCCGTCACCTCCCGGTCAAAGACTTGCCAAAAGAGAAAAGAGCTTTGGCAAGAACGTCCGCAGAAGCACCATAATTGTAAAAGCAGCCTGAGAGCCGGTTAAATGCATCGCAGATTCTCTCACAACGCAGATATGCGTTGTATGCTTGGAAATTGCTGTCGCCGGGTGCCTTGTTCCGCATAAGTCCGTTTGCATGATTTCGGCTATACCCGCGAGCCATCAGCAGCTTAACTGCGCGTTTTCTGGTCACTGTTCATGCCCTCCTTTTCACGTTCCATCCGTTTCTGCTCCATACGCGCCAGCCGATCATCGCTTGCGACAGCCCATTTCCGGCGTTCTGCCGCTTTTGGGCGGCGCAGAAAATCAGCTCTGGCGTTCGAGGTATAGGCGGCTGGCATACCCAGCTTTTTCGGCTTAGACATTTTTCTGTTCCTCCAAAGCCCGCTCGGCTTCTTCTAAGCTGAGAAACGCGGTTTTGCCGACGTCATCCGCTGCAATCGTTCCGAACCCTTGCACATTAAGCACTGTACGCCCATTAAGAGTACTCACATCGGTCACCCAGAATCTCCATGCGCGGCCAGCGCTGCAGATGTAAATACCGTCCCCGCGTTTGCACGGTAGAATCAGGACACGGCCCTCCTTATCAGCGGCCAGCAGCTTTCTGATTCGTTCAGCTTTCGAAGTGTCCTCCGCAAATGCGGATTCGATGATAGTCTTGGCGTTTGCCGCCTGTTCCGGTGTCATCCCTTTACCTAAATACTGCCGCAGCAACGGGCAATACGCTGCTGGAACGGCCGTACAGAATCCGCCTGCAGCGGTGCAATTTCCGTTATCGGCGTCTTTGTATTCGCATCTCAAACAATTAACTGCTTCCATCAATATCCTCCGATCGCAAGTTGTTTGTTTTTGTAGCACTGGAAAAGCGTCTGCCCGGAATCGTTTACCATGTACGGCAGAAAAACTTCGTCCATTTGCACCATCTCAGATTCCAGAATCGCCATTTGTGCTGCTACCCAATCTTTGAGGATTCTCCAAGCGACGCGTTCTGCCTGATCGCGGCCGCATTTGACTTTCTGCTTCGCCAGCACAGCCAACACAGCATCGACGTTTGCCGGGAGACGGATTCCGCGCGGGCCGTCCGGGGTATCAATCAGGAAGGACAGCGACGTTATATGTCCGGAATCGTCATAGTCCTGCATGATTTTCCTCGCGCCATGCTTGACGAGCTGGGCCTGAATCTCGCCGAGCGTCGTAAAGACGTCAACCTTTGTCGTGTAATTCAAGATAGGCACCGTCAAACGCCTCCTTCCACATAGCACCAGCTCTGGGGCGGGTGCTTTATTTCCCGATCAAATATGCACTGGTTGCAAGCGCTTGCCCGAGGTTCATCGCACTTTTCACAATCGCGTATTCTCCCAAATTCACTTAGCTCACGCGGCTCATCGTAAATTTTCAGGCCTGAGATGTGCCAACCATAGAGATCGGCGTGGCTTCCGTATAGCTTCAGCTCAATTTCGGACAGGCAAGTGTCTCTAAGCTCCTCCTCGTATATGCCATACCAGCCATCCGCGCAATCTCTGGCACCATTCAATTCGGGATGTTTGCGCTGTACGAATGGATATGTGTCAATACGGTCGCACGTAAATTCTCCGACAACCTTGACGTTCATAATTTTCCGCTTGTAAACAATGCTTCCGTCAATATTTTTGCAGTAAGGCTTTTGGGGCGTCCGAACCGTTTTTCCACTGGTGCAGTAGATGTAACACTGAAACGGACATTCCAGTTTAGGGCGCGTCTTGCGCACCTCTATGGTCTTCTTCCCTTCGGCGATCATCTTGCACCATTCAGGCCGAATGCTGATAAGCACAGATTTCACTCCAAATACCTCCCCATACCCTTTACGCTCCAATGCCCGCCGTCCTTCAACGTCGGCTTCGAGCGATACCATTTGCGCCAGCGCCAGAACAGAATCTTCGGCGGCTCATTGTGCTGCCAGCACCGGAGTTCCAGTGCATATTCACGGCGCCGCTCACGACGCTTCTGTTTTTCACGTTTCTGACTCATGGCAGTCTCCTTTCATCGCCTGTGTCTGCGAATTTTGAGAAACGCACTTGAATCTTAGTCCATCGCTGCCGTCTGTCAGAGGGAGCGCCCGGCGGCGCTCGATCTCAGAGCGGTAATTTCCGCAATGCTGACAGGCATCAGTGATGGCGCGATGGGCGGCACAGCCGCCCAAGACGCACATTTCGGTCAGAACATCACTCATCATCGGAATCCTCCGTCTGCGCGTCCTGCTCTGTAAAGAGCGGGTGTGTTCCGTTCTGGAGTGCCTTTTCGTCGTCGGACATTTCATAGCCCAGTTTGATGAGCAGTGCATAGATGCGATCCAACTTCTCATTTTCTTCATGCTGCATAGTGAAGCTGTTCCAGTAGCTGC